ATCGTTGCTATAACTTCTCTTATAGAACGCATACTAAGGAAACTTTATACAACAGTCTGAAATTCTCAGACTGGCAGAAAGGACAGAAATTATGACACAGGAGCAGAACGCAAAGTACAAGCGGCTGAATGACAGGCTGAATGAGCTGTCACAGCTCAATGGTAACATTGGCAGACTTGCCTTTTACATGACAGAAAACGACATTGATTCAGACGTAGAAGCGCAGAAGCTGTCTGCACAACTGGCAGCAATGCAGAGCTACAGAAACTGTCTGGAAGACAGAATCACAAATGGAATTTACTAAGCAGAAAGGAGACATATGGAATCTTATGTTGAACGATGGTGCAGAGAACAGGCAGAACGAAACTCCGCAGAAGAGAAGGCAGGGAGAACGAGGAAAAGACAAGAAACCCAGAAAGCGGACAGAAGCCGCAGAAAGAGCACTGGCAAAAGCACGATCAAAGAATCCGATAGTACAGGGGATAGATCAAGCGAATAATTTGCCAGAAGAGTATAACGCTAATACTGTCTCGTTCATTATGGCTATAACTCCTACTGAACCGCTAGACAAAAGTGACGTTGGAGAAATGCAGAGACGCTTTACACGCTACATAGAAATGTGTGCGAGATATGGGAAGAAGGTTAGCAACCAAGCCGCATATCTAGCTATTGGAATTACTAAAGATGATGTATACGATTGGGAAAATCAGCGTTCTGTGAACCCTGCCCGAACCGAATTTCTGAAAAAAGTGAAGCAAATTTGCGGAGTTTACAGAGAATCTTTAATGTCAGACGGCAAGATCAACCCCGTTACAGGAATATTCTGGCAGAAGAACTATGATGGCTTGCGAGATCAGACAGAGCTTGCCATTGCCCCTGTCAATCCTTTGGGTGATGGAAAGAGCGCAGAAGAGCTTGCAAAGAAGTATTCCGAAGACGCTTATATTGACGCAGAAGAGCAGAAAGCACTCTCGGATCCGCAGAAAGACAAAAATTCAAACTGAAAAATTCTCCATTGCTTCATCCTGCTGCCGTATGCGGGTAAGCAATAGAGAATAAACCTACAATGCCCCTGTGAGACGCTACAGGGCGTTTCTGGGGGCTTTTATAGCGTTAGGGTACAAATATGCCACTTACACACAAACACGCCTTAAAACGCCTTTAAATGCGTTTTACGGGCATATGCTTTTCAGTCTGAGAATCTCAGACTGTCTATATAACTTTTTCTAGTACGCGCGTACTAAGAAAAGTTTATACAACGGTCTGAGATTCTCAGATTGTAACAATTCTGTAATATTTAATCTGAGATTTTCAGACAGGTGCTATAAACTCTCTATAGAATCGAATATATAGAGAACTTTATACAACAGTCTGAGATTTGCAGACTGACGCAAAATAAAAGCCGGGGAATTGTCCCCGGCTTGCTTTGCATGGTGTTAGTGCCTATGGAAGAACGGCAGCGGCTTGTTTTGTCGTGTCCAGTGCTGTATTAGAGCATTAGTGGTGGTTTGATCGTACATCGGTATCTTGTAAAGCTCTATTCCCTGTGCGGTCATATAGTACCCTTGCCCGTAGGAAGGTAGGCACTCACACCCGGCACACCCTAGAATGTTTCTGCTGTCTTGCTTGGAACGTGTGCGCAGCCCTACCCGGCTATCAAAATTTACTTTAATGGGTGTGGGTATGACGGCTGACAGCGGGCATTGTGTAGCGGCTATAATATGCATGTTTGCGGCCCGGCCTATTTGTGCGATACGTTGGATTAACGGCTGTACTTGCTTTTTGTTTGTGGTCATTAAGTCGGCTAATTCGTCGATCACGACGTATATACGACTGCCTGTATATTTGCGTACGCCTTGGCGCTGCATTGCCTTATATCGGCTTTCTACGATGTCCAGGGCTGTGCGCAAGGCTTGTATCATGCTGTCCGGCTCGCTTGCGTATGCGATACAGTGCGGCAGCGGTCTGTACTGTGCTAGTTCTACGCGTTTCGGATCTATAAAGATGTATTGCACTTTTGCGGGGCTGTCTTTCAATGACGTTATAACAATTCCATTAATTACAACGCTTTTTCCGCTGCCGGTTGCCCCGGCTATGAGTAAATGAGTCTGTTTAAGCATGTCGGCATACAGGCTATAATATTCCGTGCGTGGGGTTATCCAATGTTTCATTGTTGTACTCCAGTTAAATATAGCCCCGGCATAATACCGGGGCTGACTTTTAATTGTTATAGGCGTGTGCCATATCGCTATAATTTGCATTATTAAAGAATACAGTTGCCATTGTAGCTGTAGGATAGATCGATTTGTTTAATAGATTGCTTGCCTGTATTCTAGCTTTAAGAAACGACTCAACACTAACTTTTTTATATCCTACAAAATCTTTATTGTGGTCATAAAAAGCTATTTTGTAATATTCCATTGTTTACATCTCCTTTTCTTTGCAGTCTGCCATCATCAGATACCGGGCAACCATCCCCGGCTTTGCTGCCGGGGCTGTAGTTTACTGCTGCATATAGCTATAATCATATTGCTCCACGGTTCCCAGTGTGGCGGGCGTTGGTGCTTCACCTGTGAACCTGTCCACGGTGCAAACCGGGATATAAAAAGCGCTGTATTTGCCCGTTTCGGAATTGATACAATTATAATATTCAAACGAATCAACCAAGTTATTAAAATCGTTTATAACTCCAATTTCATCAATTACGAATTGCGCCCGGTCTTTTCTGTTTAACCTGTATTCATTATGCAAAGCTGTGAACGGGCGCAAGTTGCACGGGCAAATAATAACGGTTAAGCCGTTTTTATAGGCTGTGCGGGCGGTCTTTTTGTTAATCCGCTTGAATGTATGGCTTTTTTCGGTAAATATGTATTTTCGCATGGTTTATACCTCCTATTTGTGGTCTACCATCGTCAGACACCGGGCAACCATCCCCGGCATGACGGGCTATATAGCCCGTTTCGGTATTGTGCAAGTTGTCTATAGGTCTTTGCTGTAGCGTTGTGATCCGTTATTCTTCTATGCTGTCAAAATATCCGTCACTGTCTAAATCGTCTAACACTTCTGCTATTGCCTGTCCTAACAGATAGCAGCGAATTGTAACGTCCGCTTCTTCCCACTTTTCATCACACAAAACGTCTGCTATTTCTTCTTTTTGTCCAAACTCTGTGTAGGCTTCTTTTAACAAGTCTGTGTTGTCTAACACATATTCTTTTGCTGTCCAACTATTAAAGGTGTAGCTGCCGCTTGCATTGCCTGTTACACTGTCTTCTGTCCAGAGCGTGTCATTTAAATATTCTTCTAATCCGTCTCTGTCTTCTGTGTAGTCTTCCCTGTTAATGTTCTCTGTAATGTAGTCTCTAATGTCTTCTGTCATTGCGTTCATGTAGTTGTAACTCATATTGTTATCTCCTTTACTTTGCGCTTTGTTTGTGTGTTCCTTGGAACTATCTTCATTATATACGCTAATACACGAATGTGTCAATACGTAAATCAATAAATCACAAAATTATTTTTGCAAGCGTCCCGGCAGCGTGTCGAGCGTTAATTCGGGCGGGCGTGCCTGGATCCGTTGCTTGATCTGACTTAACCGTGGGCGGGCGTGCCTGGATCCGTTGCTTGATCTGACTTAACCGTGGGCGGGGGATATGCGGAGAGCCTACACGAGCGCCGGGGGAACCTTAAAATTTCTCGCAAAACTAAAAAGGTTTATACATTCACGTATTGGCAAATACATAAACTCTGCTATACTAGTCTCAAAAGGAGGTATCACATGAACGCAAACGAAGTGATGAAAAAGGCAATAGCCGATGCAGGAGTTACACAGAAAGAGCTTGCTACAACCATGCAGTTAAAATCTGCCGCAAGCCTTACAAACTATCTCAAGAGTGATGTTCGCATCAGCACGTTTATCCATATCATGAACACTCTCGGATACTCAGTCTGTGTAAAGAACGATAAGACCGATGAAGAAATTGAGTTGGAGTAATTTAATCATTCATGAAGATTTGATCGTGTTGAATCGGTTTTGATGCAGTTAATCTGAAAATCTCAGACAGGTACTATAAAGTCTCTTATAGAGTCGTTATATAGAAAAGTTATATAGACAATCTGAAATTCTCAGACTGGAAAGGAGAAGCT